TGTTTGTTGTTATGTGTCGCAAGTATTTTTAACTTACTTGTGATTTATGCGGTATCGCTACTCAGCATCACATATCAACTCACCCGAGCTATTCGGGTAACGGAGCATGATTCCCTGTTCTGACAGGAAGTTAACTGAGTAACCGTCTTTTGCATTCGCTCTAAGAGTCGTGGCAGATTTGGCGTGTCCTTGACCTGGGGCCACAGCACCACCAACATACCACATAACCATTTCGCGATCTTTCCTAACAACTTTCACAAGGTTAGCTTCACCGTCACGTGAGCCTATGTCGACGAATGTCATCCTATAGGACTCAAGAGGTTTCCCTGAGACTGGGTGCAGCTTACGATTGTAAACAGTGTTGTCATACATTGGGAAATGTTTCAGGGTCAGCTCAATGCCGTTAAGCATTTTGTAAGTTGTGAACTGTCCACCGAGGGTAAGATTCTGACCTGAACCAGTTACGAAAACTGAGTCTACCAGAGTATAGCCAGAGGCTTTTTCCCTAAGTACACGGTCAAATTCTTTCATACCCATCTCACCGGTAAGAGCAACGAATTTACGTTCGTTAGTACCGAGAATGTTATACGAAAGGTCGAAAAGGAACTCTTCCAGCAAGTCGGTTGTAAGAGTTGTATAATAACGCTTGTTAGCCGGGGCAATCTGCTCAAGCAGACCAGCACCGATATAAACAGGACGACCGTTAGTACCTACGAGGTCAGTCGTGCCATCAGCGTTAGCATTATATTTTGAGTATACACAGTACCGCTCAATGGTTTCATACCACTGACGGAGTGCGCGCCACTCCTGGTAGTCGGACCACAGATATGAAGATTTCCCTGATTTGGGATCTTTCATAGCTATAACCATAACAGATGAATAAGCGTCGCCGGTGATATCGTAAGTCAGCCTCATAGTTGTCAGGTGATTCCTGAGCTTGAAAGGAGTCTGATAGTTCACGATGTCAGCTTCTTCGCTGTATTCTTCATACGCACTACCTTCGCGACTAATTTGTTTGCCTGAAGCAAGCAATGACGGGGGAATGAATGAGTCAGCCTGACCATCAGCTACAACAAGAGTATAAACCCAATCAGCACCATCCTGATACGGTTCACCCTGTATTCTAGCTTGGAATTCCCTGTCGTCGAAAGCCACTATAGCTCCAGGACCAAACCATTTTTCTGCTACCCAAATCTGTATCGGCGAACTGCCAATACCGGGTAGATCAGTTGAAGCGATTACTGCTCCCTGCCATCTTGCACTCTTAATTGTGATAGCTTTGTCTGATTCTATCATGACAGGCCATTCGTACTGTCTGTTTTCAATCGTAAGAGTTTTACCAAGACCCATAGTGAGATAGTCAAGAGTGTTACTTTCGTATCTTCCGAATACGTAAGAAATTACTGTTGAAACCTCGTAAGGCTTAGTAAGCAACGCGGTGGCAAGCATATTCTCCTCAACCAGATCTGAAAACCGCTTGGTGCGATAAAGAACTAGTGAATTTAGAACATTGTTTTCCATTTTGTTTTATTTAGTTTTAAAAATTAGGCCTCCTCAACTGGCTGACAACTGCATCCCACGAGTGCGTTGTATTATTTCCATGACCTCCGCTGCCTTTTATTCGTTTACCTTTATTGGCTAGCTTTTCCTGTAGACTTCGTGCAGCCTGAGAAGTAGCTTTTTTTGTGACATTCTTTATTAGGGTGTCGCCCTTCATTGTAAAATAAGCCGATTCAATTAGATTTTTATAATCTTTGGCGTAATCTTTCTGATACCGGGTTCTTCCATCAGACTCAGGTTTAAAGATATAATCCATGAGATCTTTCTTTTCCTTTGTGGAAATAGGAATACCACGAATAGAACTGGCTTGCTCTACACTTGTTTGTACTTCTTGGAAGAAATTTTGTTGCCGTTCTTTGGCCTCCCTCTTAAAATTTTGTTGTTCCTCTAATAGCTGTTGGTCCCTTTTTTCCTTGAATTCTTGTAGCTCTTCGACAGCTTCCTGGGCCTCTTCTTCAAGAACTCCAGCATCTTCATACCTACTTATAGTCTTCTGAATACGCTCATCTTTGTATCCGAGCCTAGCTAAATTGGCGGCAATTATTTTCTTCTGGTTTCTTTCTTCGGTAATATCTAGATCAAATATGTCCTGGTTTTTATAAACCTCATCGATATATTTACGTATATCACCACCATCGGAGACATACTGATTTAGTTTTTCAATGTCTTCGTTAGCGAAATTAGGCTTAGAATTCTCCTCGACTATAGAGCTCATAAAGTCTATGATTTCTTTTACAGTCTTAGGTTTATCTTCGTCCCCAAATTCCCAACCTAGTTCTGAAGCTAGTTGTTCTGTGAGAAAGGTAGTAACGTCTTCTTCATACTCTCCTAGAGTACTAACTGGTTCAGTGTCTTCCTCATCCTCTTCTTCCTCCTCTACTACAGTTTCTACTGGTTTAGGAGCAGGTTTCTTGTTCCTAGGAGTAGGTTCAATTATATCTTCTGGTTCAACAATAGGATAGTCGTCGGCTTCATCAAGCTCTGTCACATCCTCTGGATCCCTCATGTCCTCCTCTTCGTGTTCCCTTGAAGCTGGGGTGCGGCCATCTTTTGACAAGCTACCTACCACTGCCTCGAACCCCCCAAAGAAGGTGTCTTCATTAATATCTTTTTTGGCCATAGTTATTTACTTTTAGTTGCTGCTGGTTTCTTATTAGCTTGTTTAGCCCTTATCTTAAGTTCTTGTCTTTTAAGGTCTTCTGCTACTTTACCCTGACGGATAGTTTCCCCGAGCTGTTTTTGTTTAATAGAATGGTCAAGACTAACCTTACGTTCTTGTAATTCAAGCTTGTCCCTCTCTAGTTCTTCTTTATAAGAATCGTCTTCAACGACTTCAACACCGCCTTCTGAAGCTTTCATTTGAGCTATCAATAGGGCTGTTTCAGCTTTACGAATAGAATCTTCCTCCTTAATACGTAGTTCTTCCTGGCGTAATCCTACTTCAGTTTCCACCATTTGCATCTGAGTATCAGACCTCATCTGCTCCATCTGCATCTGAGATTCCTGTTCCTGCCGTTGCATTTCTTCCCTACGTTTTTCTACTACCTCTAGTCTCCTCTTAATGTCATTCATATTCTCACTGGTGAGTATACTAGCAGCATCGAGAAGGGTAGCCCCATTCTGCATGCCTGCCTGTAAGAGAGATTTAAGAGCTTCGATATCTTGCATTTCTTTGGTTGAGTCCCCTAAGAATACGTCAAAATCTGAATATAGAAAGTCCTCATTAAGGTCTATAAACTTCCTAGACATATCGTCAAGCACATAGTAAAGATGTTTCTTCTCGCTGTTACGCCAAGCATGTTTAGCTACATCAATTAACATTGTGTAAACTCTACGTTTGATGTCGTTATGTGTTAAGAAGAGAACTTCTGTAATGTGCGAAGACTGAATGATCTTACGCTCAACGTTACCTACAAGTTCTGACTGGTGTACCTGACCTTGCCTAGCTTTAGACACGCCTGAGAGTTCACCGACCATATCTTCGATCTTATCCATCAGCTGCACATACTGGGCTATAACGTCAGTCATAGTCAAGTCCTGTGAAGACATTTGGTTAAAACCAGAAGGTCTACCGCCTTCACGACCAGGTATATCCCAACCCTCTTCGTAAGGGTTAATAAGGTTAACACCTATCGCTGAAAGGTAATGTGCCCACTTGTTAAAGTCTATCCCCATCGATTTAGGGATTTGGGTAATATCCATGTTTATGATCTTACCTTTGTCCCTAGACAACGCTAGTTCTAGACGATACCATACTATAATATACATGTAAGCCAGAGGCTTCATGATGTCTACTAAAGACCTGTTTACAGAGTTGGTGTCGCTGTACATAGAACCTATGTAAGGCAACTTAGCCATGAAAGGATTGTCAATAGAAGTATTCTGGTAAGACAACGGCTGTACACCAACATATATGTCTGTACCTATCTTATAACCTTCCCAAATTTCTGTAATCCAGTCCCAAGTAATTTCTTCGTTTTCATCAGCTTTAACGTAGCTTTCATCAACCATATCTGTTGAAGAAGTGCCATCCTCATCCCAACTGGTAACAAAACCAATCTTCTTAAAAGATCTCCATACCACATGCCAGATGTCTAGATGTGTTTCCTGGAGGTTGCTCTTGTCTGTTAAAGAATGATTAATAACCTTGTAATCTATACGTGTATAGTCAGGTTGTTTGTTTGTACCACCACGACCTTCAATATTAGCAAGTATTTTATCCAGATCTGATTCATCCATAATGTCATTGAACCTGTCATAAATAGCAGCAGGTGTCATTAACATATGTCTAACAAACCAATCACCGTCCTCGATATTGTCAAGGTCTGGATCTGAATCATGAGCACACTCAATTGGGTTTACCCTTTCTGAGAAAGGATCTCCGTTACGTATACCCACGTAATGTATTTCTTTACCCCCACACAAACCGTCTTTAAACCCTTTTATCATTTGGGTATCTAGGCCTAGCTTACGCTTAAGGTAAGATATTGTACTCTGCGCAGTAACCTCTGCAGGACTGTTATACTCACTGGTAACATAGTCAATGATCTTACCAATTTTCTTATCCAGTTTCTCCTGCTGTTCTTCTGCATCAGGTGCCCCTTCTTGAGGAGGCTCAATACTGTTGACGAGTTCTTCAATAACAACCTCTGAAAGCATCTCTTTCATCTTCTCTTGAAGCTGTGATATCGACTCCTCGTTTGTTTGGTAGACAACCACGTTCTGTGGCCGTTTACTTTCTTCGCCAAGCAATAGATTAACCTTAGGCCTTATAATGTTAAAGTTCTGTAATGACGCTGGGAAGCTATCATTCACTTTATAAGGGTCAGTGACATACATTAGATCCTTCTCGTTGAAGATGCCGTTGTACAGATCGTAAGCGGTTTTCATGCGGTTTTTCTCCTCCATGGAAGCCCCTTCCCGAGCTATGACAGCATCAACACAAGCTTCTTTCCACTTGGTGTCTTTCTGGCTTAATGCTAATTTTTGTGCTGGAAACGATGTTATACTACTATCTCTTATTCCCATATTTTAAAGATCAATAAACCGAGGTACGTCAGTACGATCAAACAACGGTTTTATAAATAATTTTCGTTTACTTTCATCATCGTCGGGTTTCTTAACATGCCTGTTATGTAGCTCTTCCTTATATATCATTATAAGCATTAAAGCAATAACACGGTCGAAGTTACCTTCCCTATTAAAAGATATCAGCTCCTCAATCAAAGGTTCTGATAATACTTTGGTTAGGTTCTTTTTGCCTGGTTCGTACTCCTCATTAAGCCAGTCCCTGACTTTAAGTTCAGCAAAATCTTTAATCCCTGTTGTCATGTGTATACCTTTAGAACGCCTAACCATGCTGTCCTTAAGGATGTTCTTTATAATCTCAGGCTGGTCTGCAAGCAAGTGATCGCTGTGCTTGTTAGCAAAATAAGCAAACAAACCTGGTTTTTCATTTTCGTACAATAACCTAGCGTTGTAGTACGTTAACAGTTTCCTTACGTTCTCATAGAACTCGTTGACAGTGTCTGGTCGCCCTGTGTATTCTGCAACTATAATATCGTAATTTGATTCGAAACTCTGAAACCTTTTATATATAAACACTGACCCCAAAGAGTCACTAGAACTTGCCTGGTCATGATCGTAGGGGTCACAACCCCCAATATACAAACCGTGTGGGGCGTCTACAGCTGGGTGTTCCCAGATGACTATCTGCCCTTTTTTATCGTCGTCTTTCCCCAATCGGTACTTAACAATATCTTTAGGTTTATGTGATATAACCCATTTCAATAGCCCGTTGTTATCCCACTCTAAGTCGCCTACCTGTTTGAAACCAGCTACGTCCTCTTTAGTACGTATGTAGGCTAAGTGCCTGATAAGTTCTTCTTTCGGGAAGATGTTACCACTGATCTGTAAGCAAGCTTCAATCGGATTAAACGGATGTTCAGCTACCCACCTGTCAATGGCGTTACGGTCATTAGCACCTTTAAGTACTTGCTCACGCTTGGCTATAGCGTGCCGTATCGCAATGTGGTAATCTGTGTTACCTTCCTTGTCCATGAGGGGGTGACCTTGTGCGTCTGTCCCGTACATGTTAACGTACTCAGGAACAAAGAAACCACACTTAACACCACCGTCATCCCAGATGTTTTTAAAGGGTAAAATATTATAACCGTCTGGATAAAGGAATAGTTCTTTAAGGCCTGAGTAGTCTGAGTCGTCAGTACCACCAGTACCGAAGACAATCATTAAACCGTGAGCTACACCACTATCTTCTACTGAAGGTTGTGCAACCTGCCATGCCTTGATAAGGTCAGGGAATTTACCCCCTTCCTCCCAAAGTATAAGCTTACCACGCTTACCCCTAGCCTTGTCGGAGTCGTTGTTCAAACTAACCCCCATTATCTCTGACATGTACCCACGTTCTGTTTCGATACCGTGGTCGTCAGTAGTAATGTAAGAAGCTCTTTTGTGAATAGACTGGTTAACTTTTTGACGTTTCTTAGCCCAGCCTGTGTTCTCGTTTATAAAGTCCATGATCTCCCAAGCTTTGCTTAGGATACCGTCCTTGGCAATGAACTCCATCCCTGATGCTATAGCGTAGGATTTAGAGTTACGGATCAGAAAGAAGTTCCTACATAGCATAGAAGAACCCTTAAATGAGTAACCTTTACCCCTAGCCTTGAGTACAGCGAGGTGTTTTCCCTCTGTTTCTGCCAGTTCTATAGCGTGGAAATAATCATAATCAGAGTCCCAAAAATCAGGGAAATCTGATATTCTATCTATCTTTTTACGGTTATGCCCCCTACCATCTATGTATGTACGTTCTGTTAACTTAAGTATTCGAGAGTAGTTCAAATAAAAATAATGGTAACCAGTAACCCAGTCACCATCAGGAGCAGTGTAACCATCCAAACATCTTCTTCCGCTGGAATTTTATAGCGGGACCCCTAAACTTATCGGTATTTTCAATCCGTTTATTAGTTACGACATATAAACCATTTTCGTCTCTTACGATCATCTCTAGTAATTATCTGGATCTTCGAAATAGCTTATCTCAGAACCCCCTTTGATGTGGCTGTTTTCAAGCATTTCACGCTTAGCTGCATCTTCTAGAGTTATAAGGGACTTGATTATACTCCCTACTGAACCTAGGTTTGAAGACAATTCCCGTGCTGAATACACTGGTTTGCCTGTACTGGGGTCTACTAAACTAAAGTCTACGTCTTCAAAGTAATTAGCTAACTTCTCAGTTGCTATCTTTGCTGACCTTAGTAAGCGTAATGTGGTGGAGATCCTCAGCTCTTCATAGTCGGCCATAGCCTCCTTCACGAAAGAATCTGGTGCCCACTCAACATCACCAAAAATATCCTCCTTAACCATAACATCTTTACGAGTTGCCTCGATGTCTTTGTAAGGGGAACGGACAGGATCTTTCATAAAAACAACATACCGGATCTCGTTAAGAGCCCGGTTTTTGTCCTTAGACTTATCCCTATCCCATATACGCTTAAACGAAGGAATGCTTAACCCCTCAGGAGTAAGCACCACTTCACCATTACTGATATCAAATATTTGTGCCATATCTGGTCTTACTGTACAAAGTAGTACATTGTTGGAACGAAAGGTTATAATTCTTATACTATTCGACAAGAGTGTCTGCATAGACCCAATAGTAGACACTACTAATTGGAGCCTCCCTTGTCCCATCAATGCACTTGAACGTCCCGTTTTCAACGGTCCCTTCTAACAAATAAACCCCATACCTCTCTTTGTTCGGTCTTAGCATTTTAACCCTTGCATATATCCTCCTACCCTCTTCCGGATAACCGTCTTCAGGGGCATAAGCCATCTGCTTTTTATAGGTAGGATTAACGTAAAAGACCCCGAGATACCGGAGTCTTAACGGTCTATGGTTTAAAGGATCATAAGCTATTTCGTGCAGAACACTAAAAGGATGGTGAGCTATTTTACGAGCTACCCTGCGTTTTATTTTGTATTTATCTGCCAGATCTGCATAGATCTTATCTCTCTTCCGAATGAACATTACAGTCTAATGAAAATATGATTTCAACTTTATCGTCTATGATTTCAGGGATAAACACATCATTGAGTCCCCACTTACCTTCCCCTAACGGGATAAGGATATTCTTCTCCTTCAATACGTCAAGATACTTGGACAGGTTAGTTTTACTTATCCTGGTCTCCTTAATTATAATCCTGCGTATATCAGTAGCTAGGACGTCACCCTGAGCTTCTATAAACGTTTTCATTTCATCATTTATCTTCAGGAGCAAAGAGAATACCTCAGACTCTCTATACGAGAGCTGAAGTACTCCATTCAACACCTGAACGTAATCATTATACAGCTTGTTCTTCTTTATTTTCTTCCTGTATACTTTCATCTTTCTTAGCCTTTACTTTCTTTGGTTTCTGGCCCCTGACAAAGAACATCTTCATTTTAGCAGGACACTTGTCACATACCAGCTCTATAAAAGAATCTGGGTTTGTAAGGAGTGTCATCTGAATCCCGTTCTCTATTCCTCTAGCCAAAACCTGTGTAGCGCCGCACTCATGACAGTAGACAACTAAGTCCCCATACTTAAAGTGCTTTTTCTCGGCTTCTGACTTCTTCCTCTTTTCCATCAAATAGGTTGTTATTACGGAGCTGTAGGTATACTTCCTTTTTAAGGTGCCGGTTGATCTTCCTAAGGAGTTCCGGTATAGTCTTGGCGTTTATGTAGAAGCCATCATCCACTGGATCAACCTTAGAACTAAGCCCTTCAAAATCAATCAAGACCGCAGCGTACCGCTCGTCGGATACCTCCCCTGGAAGTCGATATACATACAGCTCCATAGTAAATTACTTTAAAAGCTGTCTTTCGCCGTAAAGCCATTCAATGAACCACATAAGGTTCTGGTAAACAACTTTACCTTCT